AAACTGATATACGCATACTAGTAAATTATACTATGCTTATACTCTATTTATATCTTTTATTACTACTACCTTATGGTAGTAGTAATTATGAGAAACCTATCCTCACTGATACCCCTGACTGCATTATACATTACCCAACCACAAAAGGGCGCAAATGTATCACTAGCAGCAGACTGTATCTTTTGGGTTTCTTTCCCCTACTCTTCCTGACGACCGCAACGTTTATGGCTCATCCTACTGCCTTATTCTTGCTGATACCGCACTTTGCCTTGTTTTCCTTTGATGTTAACCTACGCCATCTACTGCTATTGGCTGGTGACATCGAATCGAACCCTGGGCCCGGAGTAGGACCTTTACACGTTCCGAAGTATTCTTCTGAGATCATCCAAAAGAAATATGCAGAGTCATTTATCGACAGCATTGCTGACAATCGCATTAACGATGCTGTTCCAATTGACTTTAATTTACATGATGATCAAGTTGGAACTTTGTTGAACGATTATGGACTGCTTGTCAAACCGAACACCAGAGCACCTTATGAAAACCATGGCATGTGCAAGACGCTCACTGCTTATGCTGCTGAAGTTGTCAATCGCAAGACCGATAACTTAGATTTCATTGAAGTTGCACCTGATTTTGCCAACCTGAAGTCCAACCGCCATTATTGCACCCTCTTATCCTCTGATGCTAGTGATCGTGCTCGAGCCAATCGGGTATTATCACTTAGGCCAAATTCTAACAGAGCTGAGGAATTGAGGAATGTACTTAATGGCACACCATCAGATCTCATGTGCACACACGGCTTTCAAAATTGTCGACACCAATCCAACATAGGTGTTGCCAAGATGGTACATGACATAGATCCCGAAATGCTGCCAGGAATAATGAGCAGACATGGTATGAACTTCCTTTTTGTTACTATGTTTCTGCCGCCTGAGTTATATGCCAAAACACCAATCGATGAAGGTGATCTTGGGTACCGACTTGCCTATGACAGCGACAAAGCTATTATGACCTTTTATGACGGAGAAATTGGTTATACACATAACTACACTAACTGGCGTAAGTGGTTCCAACCAGCGTTTACTGATGGTACTACTATTGTGAAAATAGAAGTGAGTAAGCGCCTTGGACCCGTCGTCGTCCTTGAGTGTAGTAGAACATTTGGTATGCTGACTGCAGTCCGCGCTGTAGGTGGAAGTGAAGATAATGTCCCAATACCCATCTGGGTAAACCATTTCACTGACATGCTTGATAAGGCAAACCATATGTTTTTCTCCATGTTGAAGGGAAGTTGTTACAGACGCTGGGTCGACAAGACTCTTGAAACTTTGGAGAAAGTCACTATACCAAGAAAGATGCTCGATCGTGTATTCCTCTTCAACCTTTGTAGGGAAGATACTGCAATTAAAAGGCAATCCAGCCATGCCTATATTCGAGCCATCAATTCTAAAATCAGCATAGGTGCTACTACCATACAACGTGAAACTAATGTTCCTACCCGCCATATACAGCCACTATTGACTCAATTGTTTGTCATGGGCTGTGTACTTCGAGCTAGGGACACAAAGTTTTCTGGGGTCGCACTTAACGCTCTTAAAGGGTCGCACGATGGTGGTCATTGGTATGAATATATATCTGATGCTATAACCGTGCTTACCGGTCAACCTCCTGCCAAGAGTCGTAATCCTCATAGAGCTGGGCTCGTCGTTGAATATCTGTGCGACGTGACCGTACCCACAACTCTTACGACGCATGTAGCACTTGAAGTCCCTGTTAAAGACAATATCATGTCTGTGCGTCGGGAGGGTGAACACGTGAAATTTGTTGATGACGATAACAAATGTTTAGGGCACAGTATGTCTGTGTTAATACATGGCAATTCCTTGCATACCGACCATTACCACGATCTTGTGAAAGGTGACGTTGCCATTGCTGAGTCAATTCAGCCTGGTATCTCTGCCTTCCTACATGTACGCGGGCAACACGTTGAGCCAGTTGTGAATCTAGCAGAGTATTGCGCCCACTCTGTTAGATATTACATTACTGATCTCGCCATCAAGGATGTTCTATGTATCCCTGCTAGAGAATATTTCGCCAACATCTCTGTTGGTGAACCCATTTTCTCTCAAGGTTATCATGTGCCTAGCTGTCTCACCTTCGTTGAAAAGTTTCGCAGTTATCTGCGCAACTATTGCAACGGTGAGATAGCAATTTACAAGCAGCAGAGCGCCACTACCATCACCTCTTCAAAACTTGACAATTATAAGGCGACGCCTGAAGTTGTTCACTCAAAGTACAGTTTCTGGAAAACTTCTAGTGCTAGTGAATTGCTTGATTCAGTTGCTGCCAATGTCAATATTTACAAGGCAAGATTACACTTAATAGCCTTGCAAAATGCTTTGCCTACAGAAGATGTTGAGAAGAAAACTAAATTCTCTGCTGTTTTCAATTGTAGCAAGCGACGATTTATCATGAAACAACCCAGCCTTGCGATTCTATGTGCTTCTCCGGGAAATGACCTGCAATATCTCTTTGACATATCTAATGTCAATGAAGTATGTGTTACTCCTGGTATTGATAGCACTAGGGTCCTGAAATTATGTGAATCGAAAGGAGTCAAAGTATTGCAGAACTTCAATGCAGCATGCCAGAACTGCGTCGACAAAATAGAGTCTAACTATGTCTACGCTGATCTTGGCGGTGAGAATGATACACAGACCTGCGTTAGCACAGTATTTGCTTGCCTTAACTCTCTTAAAACCAAGACTTTTGTTTTGAAGTGGCAGAAAGGTATGCAGGCAATTGCTGAACGAACGCCTGGTACTGCGCAAGTTTTTGACTTATGCATTCTAAATCGGTTCACAATATATAATATACCTGAAGTCGAAACTACTGAGTTGTGGATCACCAATTCGAAACTTGCTGTCAGCATTAGTGGACCAAGCATCGACTTAGGACCAGTTTCTAACTTCTTTCGACTGCACTTGGACGCCGCCAAATATTGGACCCAACATGAATGGATCCGATTTGAGGGTGGAGCTAACATGAGTGCTGAAGAGATCGAACTAGCCTGCTTCAAGAATCCTGATTGGCGTAATTGGGAACCATCCGCACCACCAGCTCACCTAATGCCTCCTGCGCCTGGGCCTCAAGCAGTCTACGACGACGTTTGGCGACCTGGATTGCCCGCTTTGTGGGAAGATGTTGTCGCTAGAGGAGTTTCTACGACATCAGTTGGTGTAGGCAATGATGATCTGACTAAATATCTGGAGCATTTTAGATCACCTACTAAAGTCTTGAAGGTAGATGCCTCTACTTGTACCGATAATGTCAAAGAAATGCCCGAAGTAGGTGTACAGACCGAGCTTGTCGTGCCTAAGACCACTGCTGAGTTTAGTACACAGTGTGACCTTGATGTCAGTGTTGGTACTAGCATCAAGCCCAAGCCATTTGTCCCTTATGAGATGTCTATCATCATTGAAGACACAGATACCGAGCCTGAAAGTGATTACTCTGATGAGTATGAACAAGTGCGCGATTTTATCACTAAGGTTACTTCAGTAACCACCTCTGCGAGCATTGATGAGGCATTGAATGAAGCAGATGATACTTGTAGCTTGTTTGATGAAGAAGATGATTTCGACGATAGGCTCAATGAAATCATCTCTAAGCCTCCTGTTCGGCCGCCAAGAAGGCCGAAAGCTCCACCCTCGCCACCACCGACAGTGACTGATATTGCTAGACAGATGGCGCCCAAAGGAGTGGTCCCCGCGGTCGTGCCAAGTGTCGTCGAAACAAAGCCCGAGCCCGTTACAAAAGTGCAAACTGTCAAGCCCAAAAAGCCAAACAATGCTAGAGAATGGAAGCAAACCCATCAAGCGATTATCATTACCGAGTCGAAGTTGATAAGTAATGCTCATGATGTGTATCAACTCGATTTCAATGATGCTGGCTTACTTGACATGTTACGACCGATTGCAAAGAAAAGTTCGAATGATATTGTCTTTGTGGCACCCGTCATTACTAATGAGATCAAATACATGGCGGCCAAAGCCAGTAACGAGCTGAAAAGGGAGTGCTTTTACCTTGAACAGAGTAAGTTTGTTTGTATCGCTTGTCAAAGTGATGCAGGCATACGTACTAAGGATCCTGTGCACCCAAAGGTAGGGACCACCAGGTTCTCTGTCGATAGCAAGCAATGTAGAATCATCAATGAGGCGTTCCAAAAGGAATTAGGCGTCATGACATTGCCTTTCACTGCTGCACTCAAACAAAAATATGTCGCTATTCAACCGTTTGAGGGAGAAGTTGAGTATGTGCACGGTGTTGCTGGGAGCGGAAAGACTCGACAGGCAGTCACACAGCTTGAACTTGATGAGTGGACCGCTGTTTCTCCATTTAAGCGTAATTTGGATGAATTCACCAAAGGGGGTCAATATCCAGCCAATTCGTGGACGTTCCATCAGGCCCTACTCAAGTATGATGGTATGCATAATCTGCTTGTTGATGAAGCCCCTTGCTTTAATCCGTATGTCCTAGCTAGCCTTGTCAACACTGCTATGTCTAACGGCAAGCGAGTTATGTTGCTAGGCGACCCCAAACAAATCCGCGGGGTAGACGCTAGCAATTACTACAAAGGGTTGGATTCCACTGACTTTTATCATGGCACCCTTTACGGCACACATAGCTTTTCAGTCGCACCTGAAGCTGCCAAATGGCTAAGAAGGCTGAAAATTCCTATTACGACTGATGGCTGTGCACGTATGATAATGCACAAGCCAGGTGATACTAGCTCGATAACTGGAGAGGCCTTCTGCGTCACGAAGCAGATGGCTGCTGCTAAAAATAGACATGGTTCTAGTACTTGGGCTTGCTTGACTAGCACTCAAGGCACCAGACCAGAGGTTATGCATGTCTATTTCGAAGAACAAGGATTGCCACTTCTCAAAGCTCAAGGATGGGCATTGCTTTATGTAGCATTGACCAGGGCTACTAAAGAAGTCCATGTGTACGCTAGTCCCGCTTTCCTAAGTAAATTGGGATTCCAGCAGTTGAAGAAGCATACTCACAATATGCCAAAGCAAGTAGGCAATATTGACCATAACACACCTGCTGTAGCAGACACTAACGATGATCTAAAAGAGTTAGAACCCACAGCTGAGGAGGCGGCTGAATATGCTGCTTTAACTGAAAAATCACGGTTCATACGCCGGGACGCCACTGAAGCAAGGTTCCAATTTACTGATGTCGAAATTGGGAAAATCGAGGAGGATTTTCGGCTGGGCCACTCGCAGAGTGGCAAAATAAAGCGTACGTTGCTTTCCAGAGGGCGAAAAAGTTGTTGGCCACTCCCGTCACTAAGAAAATATCCAAACGGAGAGAAACCATCGCTGCCGTGTATGGAGTTGACAAAGTCCACGTGGGTTTTAGCACTGAACGACCGGACGAAGAAACCCGCAAAGCCTACATCGACTTCCCAAACAATTACTATTCACAAAGAGAAGCCTTCACGGACCTTTTACCGGAGTTCTCTGAAAAATACACTATCCCAACTGCATCAGACCTCGAGTCAGAAGTTACCTACACTGAACTCGATGATTACTTGCCAGGAACAGGGGCCATCATGCCGGGAGTTGACGCCTACGTCGCTGACGAAATCCTATCCCAGCAGTACCAAACAAGCTCCGACCCTTATGACGTATTCTCCGGCTTTACGTTCAGAAGTTTTAAGGAGAATAGAGAGGAGTTGCGTATCACAGACGATCAAACCCCGTTAGGTATGCAGAAGTTTTCCACGTATAGGCGTTTTAACGCGCATCTGTATGGTAGGAAATCAACTGCTTCCAGTGATAACATACTTGACACCCTCTTAAAACGTTTCGATAACGACGGTATGAGTTTCACACAGTCTGCCCGAGAAGTCGGCACGTTGTTATTGAACTCGTTCATGGAAATAGTTGAACAGGTCACCCCAATAACCTTAGAACAGGTTATGCTTAAACTCGCCGAAAGTTTTCAAAGAGTTAAAATTAAGAATGATGTTATCCATGCCATGGAGTTTGACCCTGACATATACAACTCGTTCATTAAAATCTCTTCGTTTAACAAAGCACAAACTAAAGTGAAAATGGCGGAAGAATCGTACTTACAAACTGAAGGTGGCGTACTTAAAGCTGGGCAGCCTATATCAGCACAGCCAAAATTTATGACCCACCTTGCATCTGCGTTTAACTCTGCCATCGAGGAGAATATACGCAATGATTTAAAAGAAGGCTTCTACCTAGGTTATGGTATGAACGAAAGAGAATTGGACCTGCTCGTTAGGAGCCGAGTGCCAACTGAGTACAGTTTTATGAGTGTTGAATCTGACATCACACAAATGGACTCAGTCAGAGGTCAAGCTACTAACCAGAATTTCATGGCGAAAGTATACGACCTGTACGGCATGCCCGCTATTTGCCACAAAGTCGCTGACGCTTTGAATATGAAGTGGGTAGCTGATGCTAACATTGTCTCACTGTTGGTCAAGGGTCGGTTCCATTCTGGACGTTTTGACACTTTGTCTTCCAATACCATAGTGAACCTTGCCTTGTCCAATTATGCTTTCAAAATTGAACGACCGCATCTTGTACTCGCCATGGGGGATGACTTCGCCGCCATAGCTGAGAGGATTACGCTCGTTAATGACTTTGAATTTCTGAAAGTGAACTTTACTGACGTGCCAGAGTTTACCAATAACCTTATAGGCGATAGATTGTACCCAAGCATAGTTAAAAAGGCGGGTAAGCTACTCAATAGGGAATTCAGAGACGCTCAAGATCTAGAAGCCTATAGATTTGCGGTGAAAGACTGGATTAAAAACTATAGAGACACATTGAGCATGCACGTGATATGTGCCGTCAATTCGTATAAATACGGGATTGACGTTGAACAGGTGCAGGCACTCTGGTCTTTCCTGCGTAACTTCGCCGATGCTAAAATCGTATCATCATTCGACGACAGTTCCTTGATTAAGTACAGCGAAGTTCCATCACTTCTAATTGAAAACCAGGAATTTAAAACTCGCTAGTCCTGGTGAATAAATACAAATTACTAGCAGTTTCAAGAATGGATTTCGAAAAATATTTCCCGAAGCCATTTATTCCGGGGCAGTCGCATAGGACAATTTTGCAATATGACCAATTTAAAGCCATAAGAAGCTGGCATATTTCCTCAGTCTCCATTGCTTCAATAATTAACCTTATTATAGGTTTTACAGTGTTGGCTGCTCTCGCTAATCTAGAAATTTTTATTGATGTTGAAAATGACGGCGTAATTGCAAAGCTCGATGAAATGAAGCAACAAATGAGTGACAATTCTGATAGAGCACATCTCGACTCTACTGATTTGTTGAAACAATTGAAGCTTATGGTGACAAGTTTGGCTTCTGCTAACAATAAGCTCGATTCCATTCTGGTCAGTGTTAATCAGAATCGTGACTCAAATGTTGCTTCTGCCGCGGCAGCTGCTGTCATCGAAAGCACAATACTCCTCGTGCATCAGCAGCTGTCGAACATGCTACAAATGTACGGGGCTAACACTGCGCGCGATGATATTTTCCATTCGAAAGTGCTATCCGGTATTGATGCAATAACCGTCAACACAGGTGATTCAGCTGGGCAAGCAACGATTATAGCAAATTTAGAGGAGATTAAAGCTTCCGTCGCTGCTTCGTTAGCCGAACTAACTACGCTGAATGGCTTTCAAGCCGTAATCGCCGAAGAAGTCACAGATGTCAACGTCGAGCTTGTAGGTATAGGAGCATCTGTTGCCACATTGGTCGTTTTGCAGCAAACTACCGGCATTCGAATTCGTGAACACTCGGTTACTATCCGTGACCAACCTATACTCGTTGATGTTGAAAAGTTCTTTCCAGTTATTTCCACGAGGCCAGCGTCTGGACACGAATGGCCAGTTAAGGGGACCGTCAATACAATACCCGATTTTCAAGGTGGAAGTGTCACCATAGAAGGGACTATCACGACATCACCGGCAGTTGATAGTGTATGGACCACAGAACCGAGATTACCTGAAGTACTTAACACTAGTTCTACACCAAGCAGCGGGTCTGCGTGGTTCACTAATCCCGACTTGGGTTCTACTATAGTTGAGACTCGGGCTAGACCTGTGGGTCGTAACTTCGAAGTGGAGCAGGGTATTGCTGAGGATTGGACTCCTGTGGACTGGTACACCATACCAGTCTTCAAGAGTGTTGTCAGAGTGAAGCCAGGTGACGACCCTACTTGGGTTGTGGCACCTGCTGATAATACTTTATGGCTTTCAAATAGTACTGCTAAGAATGAAGGACCCATAAGTATCAGTGGACCTGTAGAAACTGTACCACTCAGTGGCTCTATTTGGCATACAGCTGCTGAGCCGGTGACTGATACTGTTTGGGACACTAAGGCCTCACCTACGGTTGGAGCCCAGTGGATGACCAAGGCAACACCCGTGCCTGAAACTATTTGGAGCACAGTTCCGGATATGGGCACCAGTATCGTAGAAACTCGTGCTCGCCCGGTGGGACGTAATTTTGCTGTCGAACAAGGTATTGCTGATGATTGGACACCTGTCGATTGGTACACTGTCCCTGTCTTTAAAAGTACAGTAAAAGTAAAGCCAGGAGATGATCCGGTGTGGGTCGTTTCTCCTGCTAGTAATACCATGTGGTTATCTAATAACACCGCTTCTTTTGATGGGCCTGTTGTGATCGATGGCCCCATAGAAACTAAACCAGCGGTTGGTACGTTTTGGCACACTGTAGCAGATCCTAAAATCGACGCAGTTTGGAGTACCACCCCGAATATGGGTTCCACAATCGTCGAAACCCGTGCCCGGCCTGTGGGCCGTAATTTTGAAGTCGAACAAGGTACTGCTGATGACTGGACTACTGTAGATTGGTATACGGTGCCTGTATTCAAGAGTACCGTTAGAGTAAAACCTGGGGATGATCCCGTTTGGGTTGTGTCTCCAGATGCGGGTTCTGTCTGGCTGTCAAACAATACTAAGTTGTCCGATGGTCCTATATCTATAAGTGGGCCGATTGAGACAACGCCCTCTAACGGCGCTATCTGGCACACCAACGTTGAAAATACAGTTGTGTCTCGTATAGAAACTGTTGTGACAGTTGCTCCTGAACTTGGAAGCAAGTGGGAAGTTACACAAGGAGGAGAGCTGCAAGTGAAGCCTGCTCCTTCCACTATGTGGCCTGTCTATCCCATTGATGGAACTGTTTGGCTATCCAACAACTCTGAAACCACCATTGCCGGCGTTATAGAGACTAAACCTGTCCAGGGATCAGTTTGGCACACGAGCATAGATAATGAAGTTGACGCTCGCATTCAATCAATAGTGACTGTCACGCCCGAATTGGGTAGCAAATGGGAAGTGGTGCAGAGTGAGGACTTTTATGTCATACCTGCAGCCGCAGCTACGTGGTCAGTTTATCCAGCAGCCGGTACTGTTTGGCTTTCCAACAACACTCTGTCGCAAAAGACCAGTGTTGAAGGTATAGTTTATACAGCACCAGCCTCTGACGCAGTCTGGGTCACTGATCCTAGCATCCCATCCATCATCAATACAATGCCCACAATACCTTCACCTCTTGATGTTCAAGTGGCTGGGTCAGTGGTCACCAAACCTGATTTGACGGCTGTTGGTCCTGTAGTCGTGCAGCAATCACCCAATACTTTATGGTACGTTAATATTAATGACACCGATGGCCCATTGTACACTAAGCCTGACCTTTCGCCTAATGTGGCCGTGGAGGTAATAAACCAGGTTAGCGTGGTTCCTGTGGCAGAATCAACATGGGACACTATCATTGTCGACACCGTTGGTGCTGTTGCAACTAAGCCAGATTTGACACCATTTGTTTCAGTTGAGGTGATAGGTACAGTCGATACAAAACCTACGCTCACTGAAACAGTTGAGGTGGAACCGTCTAGTAGTGCCTTCTGGTTAACTCAGGCTGTGCCTGCTGACGGATGGGACTGGTCTGTAAAACCAGCTGTGCAAACTGTGTGGCAGAGTAGCCCGGTTACTGTTGTTAACACTAAACCGCAGTTTTCCGAGGCAGTTGAGGTGGAACCATCCAGCAGTGCTTTCTGGCTAACCCAAGCCATACCGGCTGACGGCTGGGACTGGTCTGTAAAACCTGCTGTGCAGACAGTATGGCAGAGCAGCCCGGTTACTGTCGTCAATACCAAGCCTCAATTTTCGGATCCAGTTCCCGTCACCGATTCAGATGTTGTCGCTAAATTGGATTCGATCGAATGTACCGTTACTGATATTACCCTGGCTGATAATGTCTCTATACCCGTCCGTCAAGATTATATCAATCCATGGTATGTTGAGCAAGAACCGAACGATTGGTGGACTATGGTACAAGTACCCGGCCATGTTTGGGCTGTGAAAGAAACTCCAGCCAAAGCTCCTACGGTGCGGGCAAATAAATACGATTTATAGTAATATTCAAGATGGAAGAAGCAAGTAATGCAGGAGGCCAAGTGCAGGCTACCGCCCATCCTTCTCCTGCTACTACCGTTGGTAGTAGTAAGGGGCCGGCTGGTGTTTATGGCCCGTTGACTTCTGTACCTGTGGAAACATCAAAGATATTTTTCAAGCACAAGATAGGTACTATAAAGATGGATGTCGCTACTGCTCCTGGCACGTTGCTTTTAAGTTACGTGTTTAATGCTGTGCATGATGATATCACCAACGCACGTTTGAGCCGCTTCCTCCAGTACAAATATGTTGATTTGAAATTGGTTGCCAAACGTGTTGATATAGCCTTTGCGCGTTCAGGCTCAATCTTAGTAGTGCCATCTCATGATCCGTTTTCTGGAATTGATCAAACTATGGTTGGTAAAGCATTAACAGCAGCATTACGCTCACCTGCCTCTAAGACAATAGCCGTAAGCGATCAAATTTCATTTGACATGAAAGCCTGTTTTTCAGATACTAACGACCCGTTTGATTGGTTGTACATCACCACTGGCAATGAAACCGTGCCTTCGAATATGACAGTTTCTTGTAAGGTCTTCATTTTAGCGCAGGACGCCCCACAGGCACTGACATTTAGCATACCGCTATATTGTGAAGGAACCATTGAAGCGCGTGGTTATGCATTGCAAATCCCAAAGACCCTTAACTTTAGTCAGAATATAGAGCTCAATGTTGAACCTGAGCTTGAGTTCTACCCTGTTACTGGTGATTATGCTTTGCGCTACCATCAAGTACTTGATATAGAAGACACTGCTGGCCATGTATATGTCATCGACGAAAACCTGCATAAAATTGTTATTGAGGACGATGAAGGCCACAAGGAATTCCAGAATATAGTTATCACGCAAGGTGCTGGAGCCATAGTTGAAAGAAACCTTGTTGTCTTCCTACCGACAGGCTTGATTGATCGCACCCAAATGGCAAATCCCAAGTACGTGCGTGGTATGCCTAACAACCTCCGTATCGCTCTGGTTACTGAAGTTGCCGAAATCAAGAACGACATTAGCCATAATGGCGTTAAACTATCGTCCATGCCTAGAGGCGTGGTCGCTATTGATTACGATAGGCAGAACAACTATGTTCCAACACATGTGGCGACTACAGCATATGCTTATGCCAATGGACTGGGAGGAGAACGACTTGTTCCGACGAGGCCCGTTGCTGACGTCTTGCGCGGTTTCGCCCAATAAATAATGAAAGTATCAATTATGGATCGTGCTACAAGAAAATGCGTTGTTTGCAAAGCTTTTAGGAAGCATAAAGACCTCCTGAAGTTTGTTATGGGTGCCAATAATCGATGCTTGATTTGCTGCGCAAATTTGCACAGACGTATGGCTATTCAAATGATCCTTGGGGGACACAGAGCAATCTTTATAGATGAGTCCTTGGATCGCAGATATAGCATCTAGTCATTGCGAATAAATACTAGTTAAGATCAGTATTGCAAGATGGCGGAACGTACAGCTTTTGAAACGATGTGCCGTAGAGGTGGCATCGACATTCCAGAAGTTACGATCTCGTCTCCTGGAATATTCAGTAAACAGGTGACTGACAAGATAAGTACACTTCAAGTACATGCTGAAGATTTTGTCGCGTCAATTGTGTATAATGGAGATATATACTATGGCGTTGGTAGTCGAAAGAAACTTGCCACTAATCAGCTCTTCTGTCGTCTGATGGGTTCACCACATGTGAAACGCATTAAGGCGAAGGAAGGGTTGCTTAGTATGTGTAAAGATCTTGGGATTGCCTGTCACATCACCTACCATTGTAACAAACATGAATCAAATGCCCATGTTGATTTGCAGTATAATGATGAGAGTATCTTTACTTTTGTCCTGGATGATGTTCGTTTTCATAACGTTCTACATGAAGCAACAGAGATGTTTAATTCCAACAAGGAACTCGTTCTTTCTCGCTTCGAACGTATGAAAACGGACAAGAGTCCGATGGAAGTTCTTAGTATGATGACTAATTTAACAGTGTAGATAAAGCAATATCTTTATTTATGAGCTTATCTCGTATGATATGTACGTGTATTTACACTCTTTTAGCCATTCATGATTTTTCTTCTTTTAATTTTATTGATTTTCTCCTGAT